GCTGCTGTATTCGGCTGAGTGTCTGGCTCGTAGAATTCCGCTTCAAACTTTCCGCATATGGCTTGAGGATCAGCCGGTGCACAAAGATGAGCTTGTTCATCATGGTCATGAATGCGAGCTTGAGGTCATTGTCCCGGATGAAGAGCATGGAGCATTTGCTTTTATCGGCGAGATGCGTTTTACAGCTCCATGCGGCGTAGCTTCCGTCCGTTGTGTAGTTGATGCGCCGCTTGAACGTTGCGCCGCACTCGCCGCAGATGATTCTGCCAGAGAATGCGTAGCGGTTCTGGTACTTTTCATCGCCCTTGCTGATGTTCTTCTCATCGGCCCGCTGGGAGATGAGCTTCTGCGCGGCTTCCCAGTCCTCGCGGCTGACGATGGGCTCGTGATGATTCTGCTGCAGGTACTGTGTCTGCTCGCCGTGGTTCAGGTGCCGCTTGTAGGCTGAATCCGACCACGTCTTCTGGTAAAGGCAGTCGCCGCAGTATTTCTCGTTCATAAGACTGTCAGTTTTGATACAATGTAACGATGAAACTTTCGAGGTCAAAAAAAGTTTCATCGTGTGATTGTGGTTTCATCGTTTACGAGTGCTGTAATTTCGGTCTTTTTCGGGCATAAAATGAGCCGGGGTTTCATTTTTCCCCGGCTTAATTCATCCCGTTCAGTTTTCAGACAGTAATCTCCGTCCCGCCTTTGAAGGTAAAGATGACCTTCTTGTCTTTCATCACGGTGACGTGATCGACCAGGCTGCTCCAGAGGTTCTCGTCAAATTCGGAGACCACGCCGTCAAGGTTCTGCAGCTCTTGGATAAATTCCTCCATCTGCTTGTCGTTTGCCTTGACGGCGGCTATTCGGTCTGACAGCTCGTCATGCAGTTTCTTCTGCTCATCGTAGCGGCTGACGAGGCCGTTGTACTTCTCGGCGTAGGCATTCTGGTCCTGCGCCTTGTGCGCGTTCTCGGAAACCGCCTCCTGCACCATTTCGGCAAGCAGTGCCATCTCCGTTTCAGCTTCCGTCAGCTGCGTCTCAAGCTCCGAAGTATCGGACACCGCTTCCCGCAAAATCGTCAGGTTTTCGATGACCTCGTCCTTGTCGGAAAGCAGTTCACCCAGCGCCTTGACGAACAGCTCTTTAATCTCGTCCTCGGTCAGATGCGGCGTTTCGCACTTCTTTCCTTTGTACTTGTGGTTGCAGCGCCAGATGACCCGGCGGTACTTGTCCGTGCTGTGCCACACCTTTGAGCCGTAGTACCCGCCGCATTCTCCGCAGATAATCTTCGAGGAGAAAATGCTCACGCCGCTGTAGTGCTTGCCCTTGCGGCGCTGCACCTCGGCCTGCACCAGCTCCCATGTCCGCTTGTCGATTATTCCATCGTGGTCATCTTCAACCAGATACTGCGGAATCTCGCCGTTATTTTTAATCTGCTTTTTCGTCAGGAACGACTCGGTGTATTTCTTTTGAAGAAGGGCATTCCCGCACATTTTCTCATTTTGCAGGATGTACATGATGTTGTAGGTGTTCCACATGTCCTTGCCCATCGGGCTTTTGACGCCTTTGTCGTACAGGGTATTCGCAATGGCCTGAGCGGAATAGCCCTCAAGGAAGAGCTTGTAGATGAGCCTTATGACCTCCGCCTGCTCCGGATTGATGACCGGCTTTCCGTCCTCGCCCTTGTCGTAGCCGTAGAAGCTTTTCCAAGGCAGGCTGTAGTTGCCGTCCGCAAACGCCTTGCGTCTGCCCCAGGTGGTGTTCTCGGAAATGCTCCGGGATTCTTCCTGCGCGAGGCTCGACATGATGGTGATAAGCAATTCGCCGCGGGCGTCAAAGGTCCAGATGTTCTCCTTTTCGAAGAAAACCTCCGTGCCGTTTTCCTTCAGTTTTCGGATTGCCGTAAGTGAATCGACCGTATTCCGGGCAAATCTTGAGATGCTCTTCGTGATGATGAGGTCAATCTTTCCGGCCAGCGCATCGTCAATCATGGCGTTGAATCCGGCGCGGTGCTTGGTGGACGTTGCTGAGATGCCTTCGTCCGAGTACATCTTCACGAACTCCCAGTCGTCACGCGAGGCGATGTACTTGCTGTAGTAATCCATCTGCGCCTCGTAACTCGTCTGCTGTTCCTCGTTGTCCGTTGAAACTCGGGCATAGCCAGCGACCCGGCGCTTCTTCACAGAGCCAAGCGGCTCCGCCGTCACCCGGCTGATGGTAGCCGGGATTTTCTTTACTTTTGCCATTTAATCTTCCTCCCGTCCTTAAACTCGAATTCAAGATGATCCTTGTAAATCCGGAGTTCCTTTATTTCAGCCGTAAACTTGTCTTCGTAATTCTCCTGCCCGAGTACTTCTGCGCAGGCAGCGTCCAGTTTGCTCTTGGCGTACCACGGATTGTCGCAGGCATCCTTGCCGTTGGCGTGACGGTTGTTGCAGACGAATGTATACCGCTTTCTTCGGTTGCCCCTGTTGTAAGCTGTGTGCGGTGCCATCCTGTATCCGCACTCGCCGCAGACGACCTTTCCCAAGAAGCAGGCGCATTCCTCGCTGCGCTGTGTGTTTTTTTTCTTCCGCTCCGCTCTGAGCTTCTGCACCAGCTCGAATGTCTCAGATGAGATAATCGGCTCGTGATGATTTTCAATCCGGTACATTGCCTTTTCGCCGTGATTGTATTTTTCCTTCTTCGGCGCGTAGGTATACTGCTTGTGGAAAAGCATGGAACCGGTGTATTCCTCATTTGTCAGCACCCGTATGATTCCGGGAGTAGAGACTGGCTTGCCGCGAAGTCCGATGAAACCTTCTGCTGCAAGCTCCCTCTGAATGCAGCCGACCGTCTTGCCGTCAATGTAGTCGCTGTAGATCCGGCGGACAACTTCTGCTTCATCCTCTTTGATGATGAGGTCGTCACCCCTCCAGCGGTAGCCGAGCATGTTCTGGTGCGTATGAACGATGCCGTTCTCGTATTTCTTCTTGATCACCCACTTGATGTTCCGCGACAGGCTGCTGCTTTCAGCTTCGGCGAATGACGCGAGGATTGTAAGCATCAGCTCTCCGTCGCCCGACATGGTATTGATGTTCTCGCGTTCGAAGCGCACCTCAACGCCGATTTCTTTCAGATGCCGAACCGTATCCAGAAGGTCGACGGTATTCCGGGCAAACCGGCTGATGCTCTTGGTCAGCACAATGTCGATTTTCCCAGCGTCGCAGTCAGCGACCATTCTCTGGAATTCCTTTCTTGCGTCGACGCTCGTGCCCGTGATTCCGGCGTCCGCGTAAACGCCTGCGTATTCCCATTCCGGATTGCTCTGAATGAGATTGCTGTAGTAGCTTATCTGAGCCGAAAGGGAATGCATGAGCTGATCTGTCGCTTTAGAGACGCGAGCGTAAGCTGCGACCTTTTTCCTCGGTCTGACGGCCTGCTCCGACGCCTCAATTTTCTTGATTTTTGGCATGTTTCAGCCCTCCTTTCAGCTACCATACATCACTCTTTAGCCCCTGTAAGTCAAGCGAATGTCGGAGAATAATGTGCCGAAAACAGGCTGGTATTTCTCCTGCATTTTTGTATCAAATATGCCATACTGCTCCTCGGTGATAAGACCTTCCGAGAGCATCTTTCTGGCGTGGCTCATCGTGACTTCGTAGAGCTTTTCCCTTTTCATTTCTTCCTCCGTCAACGGTACTCACCTCCGAACCGATCCTCGATGTAGCACTCGTGGCAGCAGTATTTCCGACCGGCGCTCTCATATGCCTTGAATGGCTTATGGCAGTAGGCGCATTCATACGTCCGCATGGATTTGCGGTTCACCTCGGCGAGATGTTTGTTCCAGTATTTGCTCCGGCAGGTGTCCGAGCAGAACTTCTTCTCCTTGCGTCCGGGATTCTGTATGACCTCTTTTCCGCAGAACAGGCAGTGACGGATATCCTGCTTCTCCGCATTGGTTCGCTTTCTCATCAGTCCATTACGGCGGCAGTACGACTTCACCGTTCCTTCCGATACTCCGATTTCATTCGCAATATCAACGTAGCTGTATCCGTCGTCACGCATGGCCGCTATTTTCATTTTCTGTTCATTCGTCATCGTTTGACCTCCTAACCGTCTGAGGGTTCTCCCCTTCACCGGCTATGTAGCCAAACCGCCTGTTTTTCCGGTCGCAGAGCAAAAAAATAGGCCCACCGACAATCCCGATAAGGGAATGCCAGTGGGCTATAAGATGTGATGAGGTTATTTCACGCGAATCCGCCATCCAACCTGGATGAGATTCACGTTCTTGATAAGCGAGCTGTTCAGCTTCTGGATCGCGGACACAGACGTGCCGTATTTCTTCGCGATGCCGGAGAGCGTGTCACCTCGCTGAACCGTGTAGTAGGTTGCCGTCGTCTTCTTGGCAGCAGATCCGAGCTTCTCGTTGACCTTCGCCTGCACGGCGCTGTAGTCGTATCCGGCTGCGGTCAGGCGGTTCTTACGGTCGGAGCCGTTGCCCCATTTCCCGGCGATAACCTCTGAAGCAATCTCATCAACGGACTTCTTCGCGGTTGTGGTCGTCGTGCTGGTGGACGCGGTTCCTTTGCCGTAGCCGTTGAATCCGCCGCTCCTGATCGTCGCCGGAAAGTCGATGTAGGAGTAGTCCATATCGACGTTCCCGCCGATACCGCTGACCTTGCCTTTGGACGAATACTGCCAGATTCCGTAAGCGCCGGAGTAGCTGCACTTGCCAGACCACTGCGCCACCCAGACGGTGAAACGCTTCTTCACGGCGTCCGATACCACGGAGTTCAGGCTGGAAAGCGAGGTGTAGAAACCAGCGTAAAAACCGCGGCTCTCAAGCTCCATGCAGAATGCCGTGATGAGGCTTGAGCAGAAATCCCGTCCCTTGGAAAGCTGCGACTTCTCCTCGATGTCGAAATAGACCGGATAATCGAGCTGCTTGCCGGAGAGAACCTTGGCGCAAGCCCGCGCTTCCTGCTTCGCTCCGGCGGCGGACGTGGCGTAGCTGTACCAGTACGCTCCGACGTGAAGCCCTACGGCCTTCGCCTTGCTGTAGTTGCTGTCGAAATACTTGTCCTTGTTTCCGTTTCCGTATCCGGCGCGGATGATCACGAAATCAATGCCGGATGATTTGACCTTGGCAAAGTCGATATTGTTTTCCTGCCAGACGGATACGTCGATTCCTTTGTATGCCATTACTGTTCCTCCTTGTCGTTTCTGTCGTGAAGCTGTTCCAGCACATCTTTGAGCTTGCCGGGTATCGGCAGCCCGAGATGCGCCGCGTTCTCGGTCAGGGACAAGCCCTCATTACTGATATAGAAAAAGATGATTGCTGTTCTCAGCACGCCCTCGTGGCCGAGTACGTGGATGTCGAGAATATTGGCGATGCCGACCAGAATGAAGATCAGCACTTTGCGGCAGATGCCCTTGAATCCAACCGCGCTCGAGAGCTTCTTGTCCGCGATGGCGCAGAGCACGCCGGTGATGTAGTCGCAGACCACGAAGATGATCAGCGCGATCAGCAGTCCGTCACATCCTCCTAAGAAGTAGCCCAGCCATCCGCCGACTGCGGCGAAGATGAGCTGTATGGTGTTCCAGAATTCCTTCATCAATATGTCCCTCCTTTGATTTTGGGTAAAAATAAAGGCCGCCAGCTTTGTGCTGACAGCCTTGGAAAACTGTGTGATCTATGAAGTTATGAAGTGTCGGTCTGTTTCGGCAATGCCTCCCAGAGCCTTAAATCCTCCTGTCCGAGCGACCAGATCGCGATTCCGCGGAGTCCCCAGTGGTACGCTGCCTGATTCGCCCAGTAGACGAGCGAGTCCACGTCCTGATAGTAGAGGATGGAAAATCCGTCCGCGTCGCCGAGGAAGAGCCGCGATATCCAGATGTCGATGTCCTTCGGCGTGACCGTAATCGTATAGTCGTTTCCGCATTCGAGGTCGAGCTGCGCGGAGTGGTAGAACTCGTAGTCCATTGAAATGGAGTCGGACCTTGTCGCGGATTCCTCAATATCCGCAGTCAGCGTGAACACCTGAAACTCCTCGTCCCAGGTGACGTTGCTTCGACTGATTCTGCCGTACTGTGTAACCGAACCGTCCGGGAAGGTGACATCGAACCGCTCATAAGGCTCATAGGTCCATGCGTCGCCCATACGGAGCAGTTCACAGACTGTTCTCTGGTCGGACTGGTATCCTGCAGTTCCTCCTGAGAATCCGCTGACCGTCGTCGTGAACCTGAGCGCGTTGGACGCGCCGGAATAGACGCGCACGGTACTGCCTCTGATCCGCATTTCAATGGTGTAGGTTGTCGGATCAGTTCTCAGATCGGATGATGGCGTCTGCTGAATCGGCTGCGAGTAGCTGCCGAGCTTGGTGCTCCCGTTCCACAGCTCCACGGCCTGACTGTTGTAGTTCAGGCAGCAGAAAAGACTGCCGCAGAAGATTCCCGCCTTGCCGGTGCTTCCTGCCGGAAACGCGAGACGCGCCCGAAGGTGGATGTCCTTGAATCCGTCGTAGTTCCACGCAAACTGTCCGCTGCCGTCAAGCTGTGAATAAACGCGGTTCTCGGAATATTCATCCGAACGCCAGACCTTCCACGAGCCGGATATGATGTTCCAGTACCCGGTGTCGAGCATGCCGTAGTCCTCGAAATCCTCGTACCAGATGAGCGCGGAGTCAGGCTTGCGGCGCAGGACCTCGGTTGTGAGCTTGAAGCCCTTGTCCGGCTGGCATTCGTTCCCGTCCACGTCGATAAAGTGGCGCGGAGAAAGCATGAATGAAGCAGCTCCGGCGGACGGTTCCTCACTGAAAGTAGAACAGACACGGAACCCGTAGAACTGCACGCCTTTCACATCAACTGAAACCGTGATTGTGTGTGTTCCGACTGACAGAGATATACCATCGGCAAGACTTGCCCAGAAGGTACTGCGCCAGTACGGCCACCAGAGCCGCGACTCGGTGAAATGCTTCTGCGTTCCGTCAATCGACACATAGATGCCGTTCTTGTCCCAGAAGGGATAGCAGAGCCGGACGGCGATATCATAGGTTCCAGCACTTGAAACCGAAAAGCTGTAGGTTGCTTCGCCCTTGTCGCCCATGACCGCGATGCCGTTCTCTGAGGAGACAATGCCAGTGTAGCTATCCGGCGTTCCGTCATGATCCACGTAAATCGTGCCAAACGACGTCTTCTGCGTTTTGCTGTAGGCGGTGAGGTACCTGCGCCGGTTGTATGTTCCGTCCATCAGCGGATAGTCGTAGCTCGAAGCGTCCTGCCCTTCCGCAAAGTCGTAGACCTGAGGAAAGGCGTAAGGCACATTGTTGTAGTCGTCCCAGTACGCGAGGATCGGAATGAACGGCTGCGGTGCGGCGTCGTCCGTGAAGTTGTATTTGCCCGTCATCCAGTTTTTTGCGGCGTAGTAGGTGTTGGACGTTCCGCGATAGCTCTTGCCGAGGTTCTCCGGCGTATCGTAAATCTGCCAGTTCCAGCCGTAAGCCGGAAGTCCCATGAACACCTTGTCCGGCTTCATCGCGGTGACCACGTAATCGTATATGCCGTCAAGCCAGTCCTTCGGAGAGACAGGCCCCGGAGCGCTTCCGGCCCACGCCATTCCATAACTCATTATGGCCGCGGTATTGCAGTATGGGTTCAGGTCGGCATATACGCACCAGTTCTCTCCGCCGACCGAGCCGTTGACAGAGTTCATTCCGGGAAGACAGATGTTGACCTTCTTCGAAGAATCGTAGTCTTTGACTGCGTTCCAGATGTTGCGGAACATGGCTGTGGATTTTGCGTGCGTGGAGTAATCGCCACCTCGCTCAAGGTCGATGTCGACTCCAGCGCACCACGGATACTTCTCCATGATCCGCACCAGCTCGGTGAGGAACTTATCCTGCGCTCCGTCGGTATTCTCCCGGAGAGCTGTGAAGACGCTTGATGTGCCGTCGTTGCGGACCGTTAGCAGCCATGTGATGTGCGGATACTTATTGATATACGTCAGCATGTCGCTGATGGCCACGCCGGATTCGGTTATCGTTCCGGTCGCGTCGACCTTAAAAGAAAAGAGACCTACCTGCGAGAGGCGGTCTCCGTAATTCTTCAGCGCGGTGTACATGCGGGCATTTCCCATGAACGTCCAGACCATGCACTTGCGGCCTTTGAGAATATCCAGACTCATATCACATCACCATCCTCCATCTCCTGAAACTCCACATACAGCCGTGCCGACTTCTTCTCCTCGACAGTCACCGGGTGCTTGCTGTCGCCCGCGGCGGAGTACTGGAAGAAGCCGTCTTTGTTTGTGGCAGTTCCGTTTTTCAGGCACTTTCGGCTTGAAGCGAGAATGTCAAGTTCGTCGCCAGCTTTCGCGGAATCCGTGAATGTTGCCTTGTGCGCTCCGGCACCGAGGGCAAGTGAAACGCTCCCGGCTTTCATGTTTTGATTCGGATAAATCTTCCAGTCAAGTCCGGTCGATGTCTTGCCGAGGTTGAAGATGATGCAGGTCGCGCTGCCGCGTACGATGCCGTTGAAGAACCGTTTTCCCGTGACTGCGTATTCGTCGCCGGTAGCGTACTTCTTTTGCGTTGTCTCGGTGTTAACGACATACCCGGACAGCATTGCGCCTTCCTGCAGCATGAGGTCGGTGAACCAGACGGTTCCAGTGCAGTTGGCGACCATCAGCTTGACAGTGACGCTGACAACTCGTTTCTTTTCCTTCTTATCAATCGTTTCTGTAAAGCGTGTGAATATCAGCATATCAGTCACCGTCCTGCGTCCACTGAATCTCTGAAACGTGTCCCACCCAGCCGGTCGCAATGGAGCCGCCCTGCAGGAACATGTCGGTTATGTATATCGTGCCTGTGCAGTCGGTCACGCAGACGCGAATGCGGATCTTCTTGACTCGCCCGTTCTGAGGGCTGACCGCTTGTGCAACATGAGTAAAACTCGCCATAGCAGCCTCCTTAAATCAGATCGATGAACCGCGTCTCGGTCGTGCCGTCCTCATACTCGAAGGTCACCTCTACGCCGACCTGTCCGTTGTCGCCCATCTTGAGATCATCGGACGCGATCTGGCAGGAGAAGGTGTAGCTGTCGCGGTTTGCCGGAGTGACGGTCTGCGTCAGGCTTTTCGTCGTATTGAGCGCTCCTTCGCACTTGAAGGATGCCGTGCCGGATACGCCGTTTTCAGTATCGACTTCAAAACCGGAGTTCTCCCAGTAGTTGAGACCTGAATCCGCGCGGGAATTGCGCAGGTGGTTGAACGGCACGAGGTCTTTCATCTCCTGGCTGTCGACGAGGTCAGCGCCGGAGAGCATGTCCGCTGCGGCGTCCCACTGCGAGGAGGAGTCGCCGAGTTCCCTGAGTGTGGTGGACAGCTCCAGAACAGTATTCCACGGCTCGAGCAGGTTGTATTCCCGGCGGACGATGCGCGTCTTGACGCTGATGTTCAGTTCATCGTCTTTTACCGTCACGATGTCGCCGAGCTTCCAGCTTTCGTGTTCATAGCCTGTCAGCACAGACAAATCCATCGCGTTCAGCACATAGGAAATCCTCGGCGCGGCGTAATCCGCAAGCCGCATCTCGGCGTACTCCAGCATCTGATACGGATTCGTGAAGTTCGAGCAATCCAGAGTAGAAACTCTTATCTCGTTCGTGTAGGTCGTGTCCTCCACATATTCCTTGCCGTCGTTGATGGACGCGAACGTCATGCCGTCCTTGCCGTAGGCATAGAGCCGGGTGATAAGGCTCTGCGTGTCGATCACGCGCTTGATGGACTTCATGTTCTTCTTGTAGCAGAACAGCGCTCCGGAGTCCGTGCCGCTGAACGTCAGCAGGCTCACGGTCTTGTTGGCGTTGTCGAAAATCAGATCGCCGCCATGCAGGTCCTGCACTTTCCGCAGAATCGCCAGAGCGTTCTTCTCCTGACAAGTCCATGTACGCTTGGTGCGCTTATTGACGGTTCCGACCGTCCAGCCGGTGTCCTGCAGTGCGTACGCCATCGGCACGTCAGCGGTATCCGCGTTGAAGGTGATCTCGGCTTTCTTGGTCGAGAATCCAAGGTCATAGAAGGCAGCCTCGGCATACACCGAGGTAATCGCCGTTCCCTGTTCGTTTTTCTCGTCCGTAATCGTCCGAATGCGGTAGGTGTCATCGCCGACCTTGACCTGCTTCTCGTTCTCCAGATACTTGCGCTTCTCGTCCCGGAAGGGCAGGTTGAACTCGAGCGTGTCGATGCCGTTGATCTCGCCCGTGATGATCACGTCATAGGCGTTCTCAAGTACGGCTTCCGCGTTGCCGTTCAGATCGAGAACGGTCAGTAATTTCTTGTCCGCCATGCAATCACCTCCATCTGCTGCGGGCCTGTATCGTCAGTTTCTTGAATGCGGATTCGCCGGGCGTCGACAATGCGATGCTTTTTACCGTTGGCGTTGCCGATGAATCCGCTGTGGCAAGCGTCAGCCGGAACTTGATGTACTTTGCGGAATCCGACTGCACGGTGTTGTCTGCACCAAGCGCCGTCCAGTTATTCCATGTCGTGAAATCGTCCGATGTGGAAGTCTCGACCGTCACGCTTGTTCCTGTTGGTGTATCGGCTGTCAGAGTGACGTAGCATTTCCCGGTTATCCCGTATTCCACTGCGGCGGTCGTGAAATATCCGCTTGTCGCGTAGGCTCCGCTTGAGGCCTTGAGTGTGACCGCATTTTCTGTCGTCAGCCCGTCGACATCTGCCGTGGAATCCGCGGCGTTGCAAGTGAGGGATTCCTGAAACCAGAGCGCGATGTCATCTGCAGTCAGGCTGGAATCGCAGCTGAGGAACCAGTCGTCGAAATTCCCGGCGTACCAGTAGGTGTCAGCGTGCATTCCCCAGATGAGGTCTGCTGTGCAGGAGCGGTTGAGTTCTCCCGTGAAGCTGACCGCGTCGGATACCCATACCTCGCCGGAACTTCTGCTGCCAAGCACATACTGCGCGGTCTTGTCGTCCGGTTTTATCACCGCCGCGATAAAGTACCACAGTCCGTTGGTCAGCGTGAAGCTCGGCGTGAAATCCTGATCGAGGATCAGCGTCCCGGACGAGTTGTACAGCATGAGCCGCGGTTTCCCGGAGTGAAGCGACAGGTAGAATATCGGGTTGCCGGTTCCCT